GTCCATGTCGTAGTTGATTGGTGTGCAGCGGTTCCATTCAAGTGTGCCAATGGCTGCCATTGCTGTGATGGTGTAGGTCGGTATTCCGTTGCCATTGCCATAGTTACGGTATGAGAACGTGATGTCTGTAATCATGCCGTTGAATAGGTCGTAGCTGTACCCACCAAGAATCAAATACAGCTGAAGTGGGTCTGCAATGTTTGGCGGTGTGAAACTTGTGAGCGGTGTTAGTTGCACTGTCATGGTGCGACCGGTCGGCTGGGTTGTCGTGTCGTACCGTCCACCAGCAATGTTGATTGAGCCTATCTCAGCATGGTCGGTGTAACTGGTCGGAATTGTTGCCCCGTCAGTCAAGAATAACGTTGGTGTCCATGCTGTCATTAGAAAATACTTCCGTTCAAATTGACTGTGCCTGTGCGCAGGCTGGACTTGCGCATCAGTTGCTCGATGCTACGACGAGCAGATTCAGCATCCACAATGCCATTCAAATTGATAGTTGTGTTGCCTCCCATCGCTGATGTTTGTCTAGCACTTGGTGTGCTTGCAGGTGGTACGTATGAGGAACCTTGACTTTGGTTACGTGGACCAAATGAGCCAGGATCTGCGCCCGTCAGTGTTCCCACAAGTCCGCCCCACTTATCCCACCAGCTCTTTCCGCCGGCCACAGCATCAGTCACCGAAGTGATGGCGTTGGCAATCTTGGTCAACGAGATAGCCAACTGGTCAAGTGTCGACAGACTCCCATCATTCTTTGCACCAGTCAAAGAACTGAACAGCAAACTAAACGCATCAGTCATTGCCCTAAGCGATTCACCAAGTGTGAACGCTTTTGACTTGCCCGGTTCAAACCCCATTGCCTTACCAATAGATCGCAACTTAGGGCTGATTTCCTCTTGGCCTGTACCCGTAAAACCTTTCTTAAGTTCGCCAAGCCATGGCAACAGGTCCTCTTTGATGTAAGTCAGCAGACCTTTCAACTTAGGCAAAATTTTGTAGCCCACAGATTCTTGGAAGTTTGTCCATGCGATGCTCAAACCATCTACTGCACCCTGATAGGTTCCTGCAGCTGCTTTACCGGCACCACCAGTCTTTCTGGTCAATGCTGCGATTACTTGGTCAAATGACATTGTTTTTAGTTTGGCTTTATCGATACCCAGACCCAATTTTGTCAGTGCAGTATTCGAACCCAAGTATGATCGAGACAATGCCGTTACAACAGCATCCAAAGACTTTCCACTCAACGCACTGACATCGATTGCTGTGCGAATGAGTTTCTGTGATTTGCTGACAGATTTTGTGGCGATGACTAACTTGCTGAACGCTGGGCGCAACTTATCGTCAACAATGTTGTACTGCGACTCGAGTGCTTGAATGGTTTTCTCAGAGTCTTTAATGAGTCCCTTGCGACCCTTGGCATTGTTCTTGATGGTCTTAGCCAGTAGCACCTGTGACTTCTGGTCCTCGAGCGCAGCACTAATTGCAGATTTGCCAAACAGCAAAGCAGCGGCACCCATCGCAGCAAATGATGCCGCAACAGCCGTTCCTAGCACCTTTACGCCATGCTTAAATCGCTTGAGGTTCTTTTCAGCTGACGTGAGTGATCTAGCAAAATTCTTTGTATTTGCACTCAATCCAATACTGATTGAGCGACCAATGCTACCTGCCATATTTACCCCTTAGCCAATCCTGATAAACTTCCTGCACACTCGATTCCCAAGCTGCAAATGTCGGTGCCATGTAGCGGTTACTTGCAGCTTTGGTCCATCCGGGCTTTACGACATTCTTAGGCCATGTCACTTCCTCGCCACGGGACTTGTAACGTCCTGACGGGTCTGCTGAGCCAGCCTGACGGCGATAAACGCCCACAATCGTGCCGTAACGAAGCATGTTGGTACTGGCTTGTACTTTCCTGCCCTGAGTACGTCTAGTCGATTGTCTGCCTGTAATAGGGCCTTGCATGCCCATCTCGAGGTGGTTGCTGTAGTACGGTGCCCGGGACTTACCAATAATGACCTTTGGGATACGGTCACCAGCAGAGCGCACAGACTGAGCCAGTAATGGACCCACACTAGGCGCATGGCGAAGTATTTCCTGAATCACAATGGGTTTGATGATTGTGTCAGCAATTACTCGAGCATCGCTACGCAGCTGCTTATTTGCTTCCTTAGGCAAATCCTTGAGTGCACGGAGCACTGCAAAGAATTCCTTAGGATCGATGTCAAGCGCAGAGCCAGAACGATAGTTGATACTTCGGCTAGGTGCTGCCATCGCTCTGCTCCTTAAATAGTGCGTTAAGTGTTGCTATGTCTTGCCAATCAAGTTCATCCCAATCAAGCCGGATAACCCCATTGACAGCAAAGATTAGTCGCTGTCGCTGGAGGCTTCCGGCTGGGTGGGGTTTGCTTCGTCCTCGGTGAAGTCCTCGATGCTGTCAAGCGAGTCAATCCAAATGTCGAACGGTACGTTGAGTCCTTGTCGAGCTAGTACAGCCCAAGTGAGTACCGCAAGGTCCTCGATGCCGATACGGAGTTGGACATCCTTGCCGACCTCTTGCCATAGATCGCTAAACTTTTGTTTGGTGTGACGTTCCCACTTGATGAAGTCGGCTGGCAAAGTGGTGACCTTGCCAGCGACCCCAGCATGTGTGTAAGTGATTTGGATTTTCATCCGGGACTTCTTTCTGCTACACGGTTGTAGCGGTTACTGTTCCATCTTCGACAACGAATGAGACTGATGCGGTTAACACATCGTTTGCAGCTCCACCGAGTGGTGGGAACACTGGGAATACAGCCATGGTGTAAACGGTTGTGGTGCCTGTGCCGTTGCCACACTTGAGCACTGCAGTGATCGATGTATCTGGTGCACTGTTTGCGAGGTTCCACAGAGCCTTGCAGATGCTGTTGGATGTGGTGCCTGCTGATGTGCTGTTCCAGTCTTGGTACAACTCAACATCGAGTGTGCCTGACTTGGCTACCGTCTTGTAGGAACGGCCTGCAAGTGTTTCGATAACCTGCTGGTCATTCTCCACAGTTAGTGTCGCTGATGCTGCAACGTCTTTGTAGTCGACTGAGTTGATTGTCAGAGTCAGGTCATGACCCTGTGCGTAAATAAGAGCCATTGCCTTACTCCTTTGTTGCTGTGAGTGTGAGTGTTACTTCGGTGGACAGGCAATCAACTGGACCGTTTTGTACGAGACCGGGCTGACCGAATGTACCTATCTGGACGCCTGCAGGCAGAACGTCGAGAAACTTTGTGATGAGTGTTTCGAGATTTGCGATTGATGCTTCGTTATCGATCATGGCCACCATGAGTGTGCACTTGAAAAACAGAGTGAGTCGGTTGAGTGAGAAGCTTGGGAACTCGATGTATGGCTGACCAGGCACCAGTACGATGCAGGGCACTGGCATGTTTTCTTTTGGCTGTGCGAACACTATGTAGCCTGAACCCTCGAGGGCTGTGGCTAATTCTTTGCGTGAGTCGGTGATGCTCATCCAATCATCGACCCCACATCACGGTAACGTCCTATCAAGCCTTGTACTCGAGCGAGGATGGAACGTCCCATCAGGTATGGTCCGGGCTGGAAGTCGATGCCCTGAGCCTGCCCACCCGGTACTGTCCAAGCGTTAAAGACGTCCACTGCAATCATCATCGCTGCAGTGCGTACTGCCACAACATCGTCATAGATCGCTGCGGTTGATAATGCTGCGTTCCCCATTGGCGTGTAGTAATGGGTAACCACATCTGCATTGGTCTTGGCACACTGAAACATGATGCCAGTCGCATTGGTTACTGTGTAGGTGCCGTCATAGTCGGTGCCTGTCACAACTACTGACTGGCCTACAGCAAAGCCGTGACGTCGTACTGTGTAGAACGACACCACATTATTGCTGATGGATGCATGAGTGATGCCCACTGCGTGTGTTTCTAGGAATGGTTCTAGAACACTTTCGGCTGTCTGAATGATGTCATCCAACTGGGCATCAGGGTACAGGTCACCAACACCCAAAGCGGTCTTTAGCTCGGTGAGTGTGATGTATCCCATGATGGCTCCTTAGTTGGGGATGGTGGGGCTGATTTTTAGGCCAGCCCCACCCAAGTGACTTAAGCAGACTTTGTGAAGCGACGAACGCCTGTAGCCTTCTTAACTGCGATGCCCATGTAGCCGTAAAGACCAATCTGGACTTCGCCTGTGCCGATGACGTTGACCTGCAAGCGAGTTGCTGGTGATTCGTAAACGGTGACGGCTTCTGGAACAACCAAGAATGCAGACTCGGTGATAACACCTGCTGTGGTGATGTTCGGGTCTACGTAAAGGTTGGTGCCAAGTACGTTGCCAGTGATGGACGATACTGAAGCGTTACCTGATGCATTCTGTGGTGCAACAGCGTTGTACAGTGCACGGCCTGTGCTGTCAGCGTAGCCAAGGATTGCAGCCCACTGATCTGTGCTTGCAACAAGGTTACGAGCGTATTCGCTGGTGCCCTTGAATGCAGCTGCACCCTCGACAGCGATGAATGACTGTAGGCCTGCAGCAGTAGCAGCAACAGCAGTACCAGCGGTACCACCTGATGTGAATGCAGCAATAACAGCCTTATCTGTTGCTTTGGCGTAAGCCTTGCCCATCTCTGAAATGAGTGCATCGTAGAACGCTGGGTTAGAACGGTCTAGAAGTTCAAACGACACGGTGTTCTGTGAAGCGTACTTCTTGATGTCTACGGTGATGTAGGTGCTGGTCATGCCGGTGTTGCTGAATGTATCAGCCTCAGTTGCAGCTGCAGCGGTTGGTGCAGTACCCATGGTAGGGATCGTGAACGACAAACCTGATGATGGCAATGTGCCACGTGAACATGCATCAACGGCTGGACGGCCACCGAACGTGCTGGTGATGAACTCTGCAGCATGAGTCGGAAGTGTAAGACCAGTGTTGGTGCTGGTTGAGTCGTTAGCAGCTGCAACATACTGTGCACTTTCGGAGTTACCCTGTGCAGCAAGAATGGTGTGCTCGAGGTATGAACCTGCACTAACGATTGGTGAGCGTGGAGCGGTGGTGAATACGGGAGCAGAAGCGGTAACCGTTCGAGATGCCTCGACAGGTGCTGCTACTTCCTCTACAACTTCAACCACTGGGGTTTCGGTGTTTTCGGACATGTCAATCTCCTCGATTGATTCTGGGTCAGTATCAGCGGATGCTGCTACCTGTGCGACTCTGGCTGAGTCAAACGCTGGATCAGTGACCAGCGAAACTTCAATAAGATTGGCTGAAAGGACGTGTAAGCCATCTTTCTTTTGGATGCTGTCTGTGATGCTCGCACCAACTGAAAGCCCGTCACGGAGTCCCTGTGAGGCTTCCACAAGGCTGTCTGTGCCTGCACTGGTCTGTGCAACCTTGAACGTAGCGTTGATGCCTGAGTCTGTGACTTGGTAAGACTCCATGCGACCAATAGGACGGGTGCCATCATGCTGTAACAGCAATTTCACAGCTGAGGGATCAACAGTTAAAGACCCAGCCTCAAAGATGACTGGACCTACAGAGGTTGCACCTACTTCACCAAATGGAACAATTTGCCCGGTGATTGTGCGTTTATGTTGGGATGCTGCAGTGATTTGGCTGCTAAAGCGTACGACTAATTCAGGCTGACTCATTTGAACCCCCAGTTGGTGCCATTGTGGTTGATGGTGCGTAGTCCACCATGTCTCGGGCTTCATCGACTGTGATGATGCCTGCTTGTGTAAGTTTGATGGCGATGTCTGCTTGGTCTGCAGGGTTGCCTCGCAGGAAATCGTCCAAATCGAACTTGACGTATTGTCCAC